TAAGATTCAAACAAATAATGATGCCGAACATTTTTATTTTGTTTCTCGACTTTCTTATGAAATATTACCAGAAGAGTTAATAGAAGATTCGATAGTCGAAGAGGCGAAAAGTGGGGGAGAGGATAATCCTTCATTTAAGAGAGAGTTTAGAGCTATTTTTACTGATGATTCTGATTCGTATTTTAGTGCAAAAAAAATGAACGATTGTACAGTTCAAGATGGGCATTTACCGACTATTGAAATTGTTGGGCAAAAAGATACTGAATATATTTGGAGCGTGGATACGAGTTATTCGTCAAGTAAAGCTAGTGATGATTTTGCTCAAAATTTGATTAAATTAGACCCCAAAACCGGACAAGGGGTTTTGGTGCATAATTATGCTGTTGCCGGTGGTGATTTGCGCGACCATATTGAATATGCCCATTATTTATTAACCAATTTTAATATTGTTTTTTCAATAATGGATAAAGCCGGTGCGGAACCTTTTATTCAAGCTTGTAATCAAAACGCCAAATTTATAGAAAGTGGGATTAATTTAAAAACATTAGATTTGGATTTTGACGATGAAACGGTTTATCAGGAAAATTTGAGAAAAGCAAAACTATTATATAATAAAGCTGATAAACGCTTTATTTATCTTCAATTTTTTAGTCCTAATGCGATTCGGGAAATGAACGAAAGATTGCAAAGTTACATAGATACCAAAAAAATATGGTTTGCGTCGCATCCTAGTTCTCATAAAGATGAATATGAGAGATTGTCAAAAATCGAAATACCAGAAAAGATGTTAAGAACATTTTTTAGAAATTTAAATGCCATTAAAGCCGTGGGGTCACGAAGAAAGAATTTTTTGGATATAAATGCGGAAATGGATAGTTATGACGCCCTTAAATTGTATTTTATTGACCAACAGGGGGCTTATATTGATTTAACCAAAAAAGAGTGTGCTTTGATTGAACCAAGTATTAGTCCCGGCACCGGTGGAATGAGTTTTGACCTTCCAACTTATCTTAGAAAATCAAGAGCCGCAGATAAAGCAAGGAAAGATAGTTATTCTTGCTTATTATTGGGTTGTAAGGGAATGCGTATTTATTACGATTTAATAACAAACAAAGACAATATTCAGACAACATTTAAGCCATTTTTCGTGTAAAAATGATTAAATTAAGTGTAAAAGAATGTGTGGTGTAATTTTATGCCAAAAACAAAAAAAATAAATGAAATTGTAAAAGTTGAGTCGTTCCCTACTTTATTTCCTTTTATTAAAGAGGAAGAGGCGAGGGCATCAATAAAGATTTCAAAGGCTTCGACTAGGACTAATGTTTCCAGTCGTTTAAATACATTAATTTCGACATATTCTGAAAGATTTAAGAACATTTGGGATATGGAAGCTCCATATTCCATACATGGGGATTTAATAGATATAGCGGAAACTATTGATATAGTCGAAAAAGCTTATTTTAATTTTCCTCTTTTAAGAAATACGATAGATATTATGACGGAATTATCGAATTCCGCGATTTATTTAAAAGGTGGAAGTAAAAAAGTTAAAGATTTCATTAGTGCGTGGTTTAACATTATTGGTCTTTGGAGTTTAAAAGAGAGATTTTTTAGAGAGTTTTTTAGGTCTGGAAATGTTTTTTTGTATCGTTTTGATGGCAAAATGCCCGATGATGCGATTAAACAAATAACGAAAATTTTTGGTGCCAGCAAACATTCTGATGTACCGTTAAGATATGTAATGCTGAATGCCAAATCTATACGAATGGGCACAAGTATCAGTTTATTAAATCCCGATTACTATCAAATTTTTACTTCTTTAGAAGCGAATCGGTTAAAAAATCCTAAAACGCAAGAAGATAAAGAGCTTTATGAGCAATTAACGCCAGACGAAAAAAAGCAACTAAAATCTGGCTCCGCCCCTTCTATTAAATTAAAGAAAGATAGAATTTACCCTGTTTTTTACAAAAAACAAGATTATGAACCTTTTGCTGTTCCAATGTCGTTTCCAGTTTTGGACTCCATTAACTGGAAAATGGAATTACAAAAAATTGATAGAGCTATTGCTAAAACAACAGATTGGGCTATTTTATTAATTACTTATGGTGCCAAGCCAGAGGAAGGCGGAGTTAATAGCACTAATTTTACAGCGTTACAAGAACTTTTTAAGACCGATGCAATTAAGCGAGTTCTTGTTTCGGATTATACTACAAAGGGCGAGTGGTTAATTCCTGATATTGATAAGATTTTGGGACCGGAAAAGTATAAAGAAGTAAATGAAGATATTCGACAAGGTTTAAATATTATACTTGGTGGAGAAGAGAAATTTGCGAATTCGATGATTAAAGTAAAGGTATTTTTGGAGAGATTAAAACAAGCTAGAAATGCCTTTTTGAATGAATTTTTAGTTCCTGAAATTAAACGGATTTGTCAAGAATTTGGATTCAAGAATTACCCAACCCCTTATTTTGAAGAAATTGACCTTAAAGATGAAATCCAATATTCCAAGGTTTTTGCTCAATTAGCGCAACTCGGTTATTTGACGCCAGAAGAAACCTTCGATGCTTTCGATACGGGTATGTTGCCAGATAATGAAGATTCTATTGAATCTCAAAGGGAATTTAAGAAATTAAAGGATGAAGGGTTATATCAACCTTTAATTAATGTGAAACAGGATAGTACCGGAAGACCGGGTGGAACAAAATCTCCACAAACTACTAAAAATGTGGGTCCAATTGGCGGTTCTTTTACATTAGATAATATAAAGAAAGCGGTTTTAGCTTTATCTAATCTAGATGGAGCTTTGGAAAAATTTTATAAGAAAACTTACAAAATTAAAGAATTATCAAATCAACAAAAGGAACTTTTGGAGACTTTGGCCAAACATATTAGTTTAAATGAACCGATGGAAAAGTGGGAAGAAAGTATAGAAAATTATAGTAAGAATCCGCTTCCAATTAAAGAAGAGGCTTCAAATGAACTTATTTCTTTGGAAAATGAATTTAATGTAAATGAACGAGCCGCGATGATTTTATATCATAGTAAGGCTGAAAAAACTGTAAAATAAGGAAAAGATTATGATTAGGGATTATGAACATAAGAATGACGTTCGTGGAAGTGTTATGCTTTTCTATGATACTGGTGTTTCTGGTTATAGGGAAGCTTATGCCACAGATTTCGTTAACCAAATAGATTTGTCTGGTGCTGAGATTAATCTAGAACATATTTCTATTGATACTGGCCGAAATATAGAAGTGGGATTGACGGGTAATCCTGTTGTTGGAATTTCGGGGCAACCTATTTACACGACAGGTACAGTTAATGCGACAGTATTAGATGGTTCTACAATTGGTATTACCGGACAACCAATAGCTGTTACAGATAGTGGTGTAGCTTGGACGCCAATTCAGTCGGGCTATGAATTAAGTGCTATAACAACTGCTGTGCAAATTACGACTTCATCCAATCTTTTAAGAACGACTATTGATGATGTTATACTTAGCACCAACAAATCTCAAAAGATTAGCATCTTTGAGGAAAGTACGGATAGTTCAAGATTGAGTATATATCTTCCTGCAAGCGGAATTGTTCAAATTACACCTAGAGACGGTTTAAGAGCTTACAACACCGGGAAATATTTCTTGATTTCAGGAGAAATTACTGGTGCCCCTGATGTTGTGGCTGCAACATTTTCTTGGCATATAAGTTAATGAATGTATCTTTTTTAAAGGGTGGGATAATTACCCCCGCACAATTACCCATTTTTACAAAACCTAGTCCTTCCTTTGCGTTGAGTTTCGATGGGTCAAATCTTGTTAGGGTTCCGTATAGCCCTAAATTTTATCCAGAATCAGCTTTTACAGTAGAACTTTGGCTTAAAACGAGTTCTACTCCCCCTAATAATGGCGTTATTGGAACCGAGGCGGGTGGTGTCAATGGATGGGTTATGATGGGTGCTCAAGGTGATGATTGGGCATTTTATTTCGGAGCAAATGGTCAATTTGCTCATATAGGTAACGCTACGATTTTTGATAATAATTGGCATCATGTGGCGGGAATTTGGAACGGCACGAAAGTAAAGATATTTTTGGACGGAGTTGAAGGATACGAAGATAATCTCGGAGGATTTATTAATAATAATTCTGAATTACAAATTGGACGTTATTCAACTAATGGACACCCTTGGGTTATTGATAGTGTTAGAATGAGTGATATAGTAAGATATACAACCAACTTTACCCCATCCACAAATTGGAATGTTGACGCTAATACGATTTTATATTTTAGTTTTAATGAAGGTACAGGAATTACTTGTGCAGATGGAAGTCCAAATGCTTTTGTTGGAACTTTAGCTGATGGTGGTGGAGGATTACCCATTTGGGTGCCGGGTCAATAAAGGGATATTATGAAAAAACAAATTCTTAGTCTTATGTTAATTACAAGTTTAATTATTAGTGCGGGTTGTTCTACAGTAAAACCGACAATTCAATCTGCTGTAGATAATCAAATTATTAAAACTGGTACGAAGTATGCATCATCTTTTGCACTTAAATTTGTAAAAGATGAGGTAAAACGTGCGGAAGTGGCATTATGGTGTTATAA